TATGCCTTGTACTCACTAACTGTATATAAGTCTGCCATTATATGTCCTTAAAAATTCTTTGCCCTAAGGCTTGGTTTTTATAAACAAACTTCTCAATTCATTTATAAAAACCAGAGGGGCGAACCCCTCCAGTTTTATTTCAACTATACTTTAGTTTACAGCTCTATTAAGATGCTGCGTACTTAAGTAATACCATTGAAGCTTTAGAAGCTGTACCGTCTTCTTTAGCGATGAAGCCAAAACGACGTGTAGCTACGATAGCCTTTTGCTGTGCAACGATATCTTCAGCAGTTTGAACAGTCAAATTACGGTAGTTACCAACAATGTAGTTGCTAGGGTTAACAAGCATTGCTTGAGCCGCTGATGCACCTTGTGCCTCAAACGCGTCAGAAACAATCATTGGGATACCCCAAATCTTACCTAATTCACCAGTTAAGATTGTAGCTTTTTCACCATACTTATCAGAAGTGATAACGTTAGCATCGTCTACTAAACCGTAGTATGCTTCTTGAGACAAGAATAATACTAAGTCAGAAGGGTTGTGACCCCATGCGCCCATGTTTGTACGAGCAGTATGTACGTTAGTAGAAGTAATAGTAGTAGTAGTACCACCTGTAGTTACTGAACCACCTGTATGGCCTCCAGCAAACTCTTCTAATTCCGTAAATGGAGCTGCAACACCAGTACCTAAGATAGATGCATCAGATGTACGAGCCATACGACGAGTAATAGCGTCACTAACGATGTTAGCGATTGGAAGTAACGTATCTTCCTCTTCTTCATAACCTACGTACTCACGAGTAGCAAGTTTGTATGCAGTCAAAGCAACATCATTTAATAGATGTTTACGAACTGTACCTGCAGAAGCATCAGCAAATGCTGTACCAATTTCAGTACCGTCATTAAAGTCGTTCTGGTTTGAAGCGTCTACCCAAGTAGCGTTCATACCTGCATCAGGGTTTGAAGGGAAGTGCATAATACGTGCGTTCATTTGAACAGTATTAAAAATTGATTCAACAACTACACGGTTCTTCATTTCTTCGAACATGTTAGCGTTCCAAGTAGTTTCCCAGTTCTGATCATCAGAGTTGATACGGTTAGATGAAGCTTTCTCAACAAGAGATTTACCCATCGCAGTATCTTGAATACCAACACCTAAAATCTTAGCTGTGATAAACGCTTGATTTAACTCATCTTTAGAAGGCGCATTTGACCCAACTTCAGAGAATTGCATCTTAGACTTCTGCATAGCAGCCATCTCATCTTTAGCAGATTTAAGCTCTTCTGACATATCAGAAATAGCTTTAGAGTAGTTATCTCCCTCTGCTTTAATTTTAGCTTCCAAAGCTTCGGCAGTTTTCTCTGCAGCGGTTTTACCCATTTCAATTGATTTAAGTGTAGCTTCTGCTGCAGACTTCTCAGCCTTCTCAGCAACTTCGGCTTTGTATGAGTCTAAAGCTGCAGTTGCAGTCTTAGCCATCATAACTTCTAGTTCTTTCTTATCCATATTAATTTCCTTTAGAATGTTATCCTGAGAAGGTTCCTTCTCTTCCTTTTTTAACTCTTCTTTCTCTTCTTTTACTACTCCATAAGACTTTCTAAATGAGTTATACTCATCTACATCATCAAATGACTTAGCTAAAGAGAAAACTGAGTCTTGATTAGCGGGAACTGATACAACACTAATTTCATACAAAGATAAATCTTTGATATAGAACGTATCGTCTTCCTTCTCGTAGTCCGCATCTTTGATGCTAAAACCAACACTAAATGTTTTTAAAACTCCATCTTTGATTAAGTTATACACTTCACCTGCAGCTTTACTAATTTCTGCAACAATTTCCAGCCCCTTGTCAGTTACATTGTAATCAACAGTGGTACCTACTGGGCGCGAATAGTCGTGGAAAGCAAGGATAATAGGGTTTTTTAGATAATCATCCATACCACCCTTTGTCCAAGCCTCTTTAACGATTACATCGCCAGTGCGGTCTTTGGAAACTGTATTTGCATAACCTTTGATTGTTAGAGTTTCAGACTTACCGTCTTTCTCTACCACATCAAATAATGAGTTAATTTCAAACTTTTTATTCATCATTTTCCTCGTTTCCCTGAGGTCTTCCGCCCTCAGAAGGGTTGCTTGCGCTTCCTGCAATGTTTGCTGGAATACGCACATCATCATGACCTTCTATCTTTTCTAATCTTAATGCCTCTCTAGCTTCATTAGGAGTAAGAATACCCCCATTAACTAAAGTGCTGTAGTATCTTGCTTTATCGTCTAGCTCTGGCTGTAAAGGCGAGAGCTCTTCTAGTGCTGCTGCAAGGTCATAACCAAAATATCGCTCTAGCCCGCTAATTAGTTTCCTAACTAAAGGTAGAACAGTTTCTTGATACATTAATTTCTGGTTGGGTCTAATGTTAGCATTATTGCCACCATCCATTAAAATTGGTGGGATTCCTATAACTTTTAGAATGGTATTTTCTAAGTTAGTTACTGAATCCTCAAAATCTAATTTCTTAAAGTCCACATTAGAGATGCTGTCTATCTCAATTCCTCCGTCTAGAACTAAAGGTCTACGACCTCCGCTTTTAGGATTATACTTTTGTGTCCATGAGTTAATAAGTCTATCTTTAACTTTAGCACTAAGAGTATTAGGTGTCTTTAATACAAGCCCAGGTACCGCTCCATTCTTGAAGAAGTTTGCCTGAAAGGCTTTCATATTGTATAATAAGTTTATACTATCTGTAGCTGATTTAAGTCTTGACTTACCTCTGTAAATCGACTCAGCTGCGTTATCCTGAATATGGATAATCTCATCTGGCTTATACTTAGTACCATTATAATCATACCCTTTGATAAAAGTTTTCTTATCTGGGTGGATTGTAACATTCTCTGCAGGTAAGTGATATAAACTTGCGCCATCAAAGTATATAAAAGCATTTCCATCCATCAGCATATCTAAAAATATGTTGCGTCTAAACGCATCTGCAGTCTGGTACGCGTTAGGGTTCCTATTGAGAAGACTAACGAGCTTTTTATGCCTTATAGTAGCTATTCCAGGAAACGCTTCTTTATCCCCAACATCTACGTTGATTTGTGAAGCTGCATCAACAATCATGTTAACGCCTCTGTTTACTACTTCTAATCTATCATACGCTCTTTGGTAAGTAATTACAGGAGCTAACGACCCCTGACTTCCTTGAGCTGCCGCTATCTGCGGTTGTGACGGATTCAGTTTCTGAACCCAGTTTCTAAATAATCCCATATTCTTTTACTCTTCTTTTTTCTACCCAGCGTTGTTGCTTGGGGCCAGTGACTAAAGCAGGCTTCTTGCCATATATGCTGTGGAGCTTTAAATGATGTTTGTGACAGAGAGTAACTGTGTCATCATAAATTTCTTTATGGTGTGCCTCAATAAACTCATCCCTCATATCCATCATATCTTCCGCAGTCGATATAACTAGTTTCTTCTCTTTAATCCACTTATTAAGAAGTTCCGTCACACTTAAAAAGTGATGAAAGTCCAAAGACTCGTTTCCACCACAGATGTAACATTCCTCATCCTTTACATAAGCAGACTTTGCACGGTCTCTTATGTATTTAATCTTATCGCGTTTAAGTTCACTCATAGGTTGATTTCTTAAAATTTCTCTATATATGGGCAATTATATCAAATTCCAGCAGAAAAGTCAAGAGCTATTTTTGATCTGGTGACAGCTAGAATGTTATGTCCGAGGCCACGAACGTGTACAAGGCATAACGCAGGGCATCAGACATATGCGATGCCATATTATGGACAGGCTTTTCTGTTAGTAAGTTTTCGTTAGGGTTCCACTGGTACTGGTCTAATGCCATTAGAGTATGGTCGCACTTTTGATCCACGATCAATTTGTCATTATCCACAATCGTGGCTACAGCCGCAATACCATCCAGCACACTCTTAGTTGCATTGATAGTCGAAATATCGTAATTCTGGGCTAAATCGAAACGCATTTGTTGAGCTGCGGAGTCGATGTAGATTGCGTCTATATCCCACTTATTAATCAATCCTTGAATAACTTCTGCATGTTGCTCGGTGGTCTTCTCAGCCTCCATGTACTCATCTAAAATATAATATGTTTCTGCGTCCCAGTCATACCCAATAACGCAGAATGCAGTAGGATCACGATAACCTACGTCGAGCCCTGCGAACACATCCATCTTGGAAGTATCTAGTTCCTCCAAGTTTGCCACACATTCCTCGTAATTGAAATCCCAAACTTGTCCTTGGAAAGTATTGAAAGAGGCTAAGTACTCTTGCTCGAACTCAGCCTTTGACATACCTTTCTTAGCTTCATCGATATCTTTCTGCGAAATTCTAGGGTTTTCGTGGTATGTCGCTCTAAGAGACACCCAGTTGTCATACTCGTCATTAAATCCACGTTGATAAAATTCTGAGAACCAGTTATTTCTACCACGAGGGGTTGAGATAAAGATACACTTACTATTAGGTTTATCTAGTGTAGGCCTTAGGGCTACGTTAAACGCATCCATGCCTCCATCTCCTAGAGCCGCTTCATCAAATATAATAAGATCATAAGACCTACCAACGGTGCTATCCACCTGATTGACTGATCCCATACGAATAGTGCTTCCATTGGTTAACTCGATTATTTTGTCTTTGGCATTGTCGCGGGCTACCTCTAGGTCAAAGTGTTTAATTAGATTTCGTTGTAGGTCGAATGAAATCTGTGAAAGTGAATAGTTCGGGCTCATGATTAGCACGTTTGTGCCCGGCACGAGTGCTACAAGCTGCCCGATTATGTTTGCTATATAAGTCTTACCTTGTCGTCTAGACAGTGCTGCTAC